AGAGATAACAAACAGATTAAGACCTAGAGTAGGATCAGCAGACACTACTGGTAGATTGATTGTTATATCTACGCCTAACGGTAATGGTCCCTTATACGATCTATTCAATATGGCAAAAGACAACCCAGATAGATATGTTGTTCGTCATATGAACTACTTACAAATGCGTAGTGGTAACTTAGAGTTTATCGAAGAACAAAAGAAGATGATCAGTCCACTTAAGTTTGAGCAAGACTATATGTGTTCTTGGGAGTCAGTACAAGATCAATTTTTCTATACGTTTAACAGAGCAAAGCATTGTAGAGACATCTTTGATAATCTAGGTGACATCTATACATTCCATGACTTTAACAAAAGAGTTATGTGTGCAACTGTAGCACAAGTTACAAATCCAGGCGATATGAAAGGTACGATAGAGATTCTTAAGTCGTATGCAATTAAGAACTGTTCTACAGAAGAACTAGCAAAACAAATTAGAGAAGACTATCCTAGACGTAGAATCTTTTCAATCATCGATATGTCTGGTGCACAAACAAACAGAGATACTACATCGACATTCGGTGTAACAGATAGAACGATACTTGAGAAGTATGGCTTTACTATTATTAACAGTAAGCGATCTAATCCATTAATCAGTGACACTGATAACTCAAGCAACGCATTCATCAATCGTGGTGGACTTGTGATTAGTCCATATGACGTACAATCTATAGAAGCATTACAGAGTTATCATTTTGAAGATGGTACACGTAAGAAGTTAGTCAAATACACAGATGCAAAGTATTCTCACATTGACGGACTCGGTGACTCAATTCGTTATGGCATACATCATTTGTTTCCAGTCCAACATGACAGTTGGGGTGGAGCAGATTACGTAGGTAATGATCAACGTATAAGCAGAGCAATGCAACCAGGCTTAGAACATGAACCCTATAGTCCATTATATGAGGGAGGTCCTACGTGGGAAGAAATTATGGGTCAACGTGACGAAGATATCGATCATGTTATTTGGTAGTATATTTTATTTTTAATCGTTATTTTTTATTAGGTATAAATACATTATGACAGAACACAACTTTGATACAAATTACAGCGAGTACGAAAGTCTGCCAGACTTAGAAAAACGTTTAATCAGGTATAGTAGAATCATGTATGATTTATCAATGCCAGGTCAAATTCGCAAACACGAACACACATTCACACACTATAAAAAACAAATGATTGCTCTTAGATATCAGTATGCACAAATTAAAGGCAATGATTCATTTACAGAAAAAGTAGATAACTTAATTATTAAAGTAGACAAGTTAAGAGAAATAGAATACAAATCTTAGGAGATTATAAAATGGGAACAAGAACACCAATAGATGAAAGACTCTACAGAAAAACAATTATAAACGAAACAACTGGTTGTTGGGAATGGCAAGGTGGTATTAACAATATCGGCTATGGCATGATCAAAGATACAGAATTCAATAACATGAGAACAACGCATCGTGTCTCATACGAAGTAACTCATGGAAAAATACCTAAAGGTAAGTGTGTTTTACATACATGCGATAATCCTCGTTGCGTCAATCCAGATCACTTGTTTGCTGGATCGCTACTAGATAACACACGAGACATGATTAAGAAAGATAGACATAATCATTACGGTAGTAGAAGCAAACAAAAATGCGATCATTGTGATATGGTAGCACAAAAAGGTTTACTTGCTCGTTGGCACAACGATAACTGTAAACATAAAAAGTAACTTTAATATATAAATACAATATTGAGTTATAAATAACATCATACATTCTAGGAACTTTAATACATGAAGTCAAGGTCACTCTTAAAACAAAATCCACTATATGCCGCTATGTTGCCGCAGATGCTATCGTATCAACATGCGTATCTAGGAGGTCTACAATTCAAAAGAGAAGTTCGTAGAAAGCGTCCATCAGAAGATTCAAATCTTTACCAAGATTTAATTGAAAACACAGTTGCTCAACCTATCTGTCGTTATGTTGTTGACACAATCAACGATGTAGTTTTTGAACCAGGCGTAAAACGTGATCTTAAGTTTGCTACCCCACAAGGCAAAGCAATCGCACCAGACAACATAGACTGGGCACAACTTTTAACACTTGATGCTGATCTACAAAACAGAACAATGGATGCGTTCATGGAGAATGTAGGTGATCTATCATCTATCTACGGACAGTGTTGGGTATTCGTAGACATGCCTCAAGCAAACGAAGGCAATCTAGGCAGACCATATGTAGTTGCACTTAATCCTATCTCAGTATGGGATTGGGAATACGAAATCTACGGTGGCAAGCCTTGCTTAAAATACATTAAAGTATTAGAGAACGAAGACGATGATGCTTACTACTTCAAATGTTATCACTTAGGAACAGAAGAATATCCATCATATTGGATTAGTTATGAAGTAAGCAAAACTGCACAAGAAGATGAAGATGCAGAAATCATAGCAGAAGGTAACTATCCAGAAGGTATGGGCATACCAGGATTCATGGCATATGCCAAACAAGATCCAAGATCAATAGACTATGGTATCTCAGATATCGATTCAGCCTCTGACGCAATGCGTGAGTATTACAAGTTAGAATGTGATGCATACACATCAATTCAGTTTGCTAAAACATTAATTAGAGCAGACAAAGGCGTATCAGTACCAGCACAAGCTGGTTCAATCGTTAGAGCAACTCAGGGTCAACTTGAGACTATCCCTGTAGACACAGGCGATGTCGAAAAGACCATGGCTAAACAGAAAGAAGTTTTAGATCAAATAGAAAACTTAACTGGCTTAGGTGGACTAAGATTTAGCAGACACAATGTACAATCTGGTGTTGCTATTATCGAAGAACGCAAAACTCTACACAGAGTAGCAAAAGCAAAAGCTAGGCTCATGGAAATTGCTGAAGAACAAATCTTTACATATGCGGCACGTTTTATGAACATGCGTTGGGCAGGTGAAGTTATCTATGCAACTGACTACGACAAACACGACACAAATTACAGAATTGCTATCTATAGAGAAGCAAAAGCATTAGTACCAGAAAATGAAATGGTAGATGCTATGATCACAAAAGATGTGATTGCTATGTTAGCACCAGACGAATCTATTGCTCAATACGAACAAGCATACATTGACACAGTTACAGATCCAGCTATTAAAAAGCTAATGACTGATGACAATGAAAGAGTTCTATCACGTGATCTTCAATCACAAATCCCAACTGGTTATGACTACGAAGGAGTTGATGATGGAAGTTATGAAGTAGATGAATATGGTAGTTCAGGACCTGGAGTAGCTATTCAGAACACTGGACCATCTTATGAAACACAACAAGCAATTGCTGTGCAATTAAACGGCATGAACACAGGCCGATAAATATTGTGTTAACCAATAATCGTTTATTACGTAAAATAGGAGAAATTAATGATTGATGAAAATATCGGTGGCAACGAACAAGCCCTGCAAGAAGAAGCAGTAGTGAGTGGAGACAATAATGTTGAATCTCAAACTTCAAGTGATAATGTAAACCCAAGTGCTATACGCAAATCACAAACTCAAGGCATTCTAAATGCATTGAGCAGAGCATCAGGACAAAACTTAAGTTCAGTCGAAGATGCAGTTGCGTTTATTGCTAAGTCTACAGCATCACAATCCGGTGGCAACGTACAGCCAGTGGAGCAACGTCAACCAGAGCAACAGACTCGTTCTGTTTCTAATAATGATTTGCAAGAACAGTTTCAGAATTTACAAAAACAGCTATCTCAAAAAGAGACGGCTTTAAAAGGTAAAGAACTAGAATCTGATATCATGCAGTCAATGGGTGATCGTTTTGATTCTGATCTTACAGAGTATGCTATGCAAAAAGTTAAGTCTAATATTCAATGGAATGATGACAGCACTTACAGCATTGTAAACGCTAAAGGACAAGAACGATACGGACAAGACGGCATGCCACTTACTATAAGGGATTTAGTTGAAGAAGTAGCACAAGGTAACCCAAAGTTACTCAAGCAAACATCATCAACTCAATCAGGTTCCGGTTTAAGACCGGGTCAGACTAGATTCGCAGGTAGCGACCTAGATGCTGTTCCAGACTATACTAAAGATCCAGCCGCTTTTAAAGCATGGAAAACTAAGAATGGTTTTGGTAGAGGCGGTGGACTTAAAATGTCTGGCGTAACAATATCTGACTCAAGTCCCAAACGGAACTAATTGTTTAAGCCAATATAATATTTTTAAAGGAGATTAATCATGGCGTATTTACTAAACGGTGCAAATGGAGAAGCAAACGGTTTTACAACCACTATAGCTAACTTCGCACTAGAAGCGATGCACGAATCGCAGGGTCTTGTAGACTATACAAGAATCGTTTCCCCTAACCAAGGCGACACTTACTTAGTACCAAATTTCGGTGCTATCACTTATGAAGACTATAACCCGGGTCTTACACCAGCCGGCGGATCAGGTCTTCCACCAGCAACAGAGCAAAACCCAGCAATGACACAGGCAGCCATCCAAGCAACACCTGCAGTAGCAGCCACGGCTTTTGATGTTTTCTACGCATGGACAACTTCATTCGAACTAGCGGCAACGCTTGGTGAAGAATTAGGTGGATCATACGGCGAAAAAGTTGACCAACGTGTATGTGCGGCTTTCGTGCGTACTGGTGGTGCAGTAGCTGGAACAACTGGTTTCAAAAACACACCAGGCAACACAGCGGCTATTCCAGCTGTTGGTGATGGCTTTGCAGTCATCAGTGAACTAGGTGCAATGGAACTTCAAGTAGACGGCGGCGATATCACTAATGGTACTGCTGGTTTTATTTCTAACACAGTTCTAGGACTTGTTCAGTTAATTAAACAAAACTATGTTGTTGCAAAACTACCTGGAACACCTATTATTGTTTTAGATTCTAATGGTGCTACACCTGCAGGAGTTAACAATCAAGGTTCTTCAATGATCAGAGCATTATCTGAACTATCTGGCG